CAGGGCTGGGACATGCCGGCCCTGTTCCGCGCGCGGCGCTGGACCTTCCTGCTCGACCTCATCGACGGACTGCCCAGCCACTCGCGCACCATCTCAGCCATCCTCAACGACACCGACCGGGCCGAGCTGATGGCCGAGGCGATCCTCACCCAGGAGAACGAGGACGACGACGTCGAGGAGGAGAGCACCTCTCTGGTCGGTCAGACCCCAGAGGTCCGCATCCTCCAGGACATCGCCGACATCCTCATCTCCACAGCCGGAGGCAAGGAGACCTACCCCCGGCCCGTCCCCGTCGTGACCGCCGTCGTCGAGGAGATGCGTACCTCCCAGACGCTGGCGGCGGCGAACGACGTCATCGCCATCCTGACCCCCTGGGCACTCGAGTAACCCGCCCCATAGGGGCACCACGCAGCTCACGAGAGGTGGTGGTGCCCCCATGGCAGGCTTCCAAGCAGGCACCGTCTTCGTCGACGTCGTCCCCTCCATGAAGGGCTTCCTCAAGGAGATCAATGCCGACGTCAAGGCCCAGATGCCCACAGCCGGCAATGAGGCGGCCCGCTCCTTCGCCGACGCCTTCAAGAAGACCACCTCCACCACCGGCGCAGACATCGCCAACTCCTTCGCCGACCCACTCGGCAAAACCACCGCCCGCCTCAAGCAGGAGGCAACTGCCGCCGGCCAGGCACTCGCCTCCGCCCAGAAGGAGGTCGCCGCCTCCTCGGGCAACCTGGCACAGGCACGCAGCCGCGAGGAGGCCGCCGCCAAGTCCCTGGTCACCGCGGAGAACAGCCTCCACCAGGCCCGTTCCTCAGGCAACGCCGCCCAGATCGCACGCGCCGAGGAGGGCTACGCCCAGGCGCTGGACCGCTCGAAGGCGGCGAACAAGGCCGCGGACCAGGCCGCAGCCGACCACTCCCGGGCCATGGGCAAGGTCGAGACCGCCGCCCGCGACACGGACCAGGCCGTCGGCGCCCTGGCCTCCAAGACGGGCAAGACCAAGCGTGAGGTCGCCGAGGCCAACCCCGCGCTGAAGACGTACGCCACCAACCTCGACCACGTCGACACAGCTGCAGAGAAGGCCGGCGCGGCCACCGCTCAGACGGGCGCCAAGGTCTCCTCCGTCAGTTCCTTGGCCCGCTCGGCGATCGCTCCCGTGCTCGCCCTCGGCGCGGCCGTCGGAATCGGTGGTTTCGCCTCAGAGGCCATTGAGGCGTCCGACGCCACCGACAAGTTCGTCTCCACGCTCCAGTTCTCCGGCCTGGACACCTCGACTATTGACCGGCTCAAGGAGTCGGCCCAGAAGTACGCTGACGAGACCGTTTACGACCTGGCCGATATTCAGCAGATCACCGCGCAGCTGGCGTCAAACGGCGTCGACGGATTCGATAAGCTCGCAGAGGCCGCGGGAAATTTAAATGCTGTCGCAGGCGGAAATGCGGACACTTTCAAGTCCGTCGGAATGGTTATGACTCAGACCGCCGGGCAAGGAAAGCTGACGACGGAAAATTTTAATCAGCTTTCCGACGCTATTCCTGGTGCTTCTGGGAAGATCCAGAAGGCCCTGCTCGATATGGGCGCCTATACCGGTAACTTCAGGGACGCGATGCAGAAGGGGGAGATCTCGGCTGACGAGTTCAACGCCGCGATCCTCCAGCTCGGCTCTGACGAGACGGCGGTCGCGGCCGCCAGATCCACCAAGACCATCGAGGGTGCCGCAGGCAACCTTCAGGCCACCGTCGTCGGCGCGATCAAGGACCTCATCGACTACGTCAAGCCTGCCATCACGGAGCTGATGGGGTGGCTGGCCGACGCCATCGGAGGCTCCGTCACCTGGATCAAGCAGCACAAGGATGAGATGCAGGCCCTCGCCATCGGCGTGGGCGTCGCTGCCGCCGCGTACGCGGGCTTCTCCATCATCCCCACGGTCATCGGTTGGATCAAGGGCCTCACCCTGGTCCAGCACGGCCTGAACGCGGCATTCAAGGCCAACCCCATCGGATTCGTCGTCACCGCGATCGCCCTGTTGGTCACCGGCCTGGTACTCCTGTACAAGAAGAACGAGGCCTTCCGCATCAAAGTGCAGGAGCTCGGCAGGACTGTCGTCGAGATCTGGCAGCAGCACATTCAGCCGGCCATCTCGGCTGTATGGGAGTGGATCTCCGGGACCCTGCTTCCTGGTATCCAGTCGGTCTGGAACCTTCTGACGAAGGGTGACTTTGACGGGAACCTGTTCGGCTTGGAGGAGGACTCTGCATTCGTCGACTTCCTCCTCAGTGTCCGCGACGCCGCGATCGAGGTATGGGGATGGCTATCCGGCACTCTTATCCCCGGCATTCAGTCGATCTGGAATCTCCTGACGAAAGGGGATTTCGATGGGAACCTGTTCGGCTTGGAGGAGGACTCCGCATTCGTCGACTTCCTCCTGACCCTGCGTGAGGGGGCGATCGCGACCGGGGAGGCGATCTCGAACGCCTGGACCAACGTCATCCAGCCGGCCCTGTCTGACCTCTGGTCATGGGTCACGGGGACCCTGGCGCCGGCGCTAGCGGACTTCTGGACCGGTGTGGTCCAGCCTCTCTGGAACGGGTTCGCCACTGTTGTCTCTACGGCCTGGACGAGCGTCATCTCGCCGGTGCTGAGCGGTCTGTGGTCGTTCATCTCGAACGTGCTGATCCCGGTGCTCCAGTTCCTCTGGACGAACGTGGTCCAGCCTCTCTGGAACGGGTTCGCCACGGTGGTCTCCACGGCCTGGAACTCGGTGATCTACCCGGCACTGTCTGCCCTGTGGGGTTGGCTGACGACTTCCCTGGTGCCGGCGCTGCAGGGGCTGTGGACCACGGTCCAGCCCGTGTGGCAGTCGATCTCCTCGGTGATCTCAGACGCCTGGAACTCGGTGATCTATCCGGCTCTGTCGGCGTTCTGGGGGTGGGTCAAGAACACGCTGGCGCCCGCGCTCCAGGAGTTCTGGACCAGCGTGGTTCAGCCGGTGTGGTCGGCTGTCTCCAACTTCATCGCCTCTGCCTGGGCCAATATCATCTCCCCAGCTCTGTCGGCGATGTGGTCGTTCATCACCGGGGTGCTCGTACCGATCATCCAGTTCCTGTGGGCCAACGTGGTGCAGCCGGTCTTCCGGCTCATCGGCGCGGCGATCCAGACCGCCTGGGAGTGGGTCATAAAGCCTGCGCTCATGGGACTGTGGGCGTTCATTTCGAACGTCCTGGCACCGATCTTCACCTTCCTCTGGAATAACGTTGTCAAGCCGGTCTGGCATGGTATTTCCACTACCATCTCCACGGTAGTGAACTTCCTGTCTAATACCGTCTTCCCGAAGATTAAGACCGCGATCGACAGCGCCAAGTCCGGTTTCGATACCTTCAAGTCGGGCGTACAGACGGCGATGAACGCCATCAAGGGAGCCGCAGCGACACCGATCAACTTCGTGATCGGCACGGTTTATCGCGACGGCATCAAGAAGGCTTTCGACACGATCGCTGAGAAGGTCGGCCTGTCCTTGCGCCTGCCGAGCGTGAGCACGATCCCGGGGTACGCCTCGGGTGGCCAGTGGCGGACCATGACGCCCGGATATACCCCGGGCAGGGATGTGTTCCACTTTTTTTCGCCTGACGGTGGAGGTTCCCTGCGCCTGTCGGGCGGAGAGGGGATCATCCGGCCGGACTCGCTGCGAGCCCTGGGCGGCAAGCCTTGGCTGGATCGGGTCAACGCCTCCCGGGGCAAGGGCCTGGCCAATGTCGGTGACACCGGCACAAGACGCGGCCAGGTCGCCTTCGCCAAGGGAGGCATCTGGGACCGCTTCAAGGGATCGGTGTCCTCGTCGATCAGCTGGGTGAAGAACACGGCCTCGGCGGTCGCGGACATAGTCTCCGACCCGATCGGTGCGGTCACTAACCTGGTGATCTCCCCAGCGAAGGAGCTCCTCAAGTCTGTCGGCTCGAGCTTCTGGGCGCAGACGGTGGGCGCGATGCCGCCCTTGTGGTTCGAGTCGCTGAAGAACCTCTTCAAGTCCAAGACCGAGGAGGCAGGCCTGTCCGGCGGCTCCGGCTTGGTCGGGGCCGCGCGCAGGGCAATAGGTGTGCCCTACGTCTGGGGTGGCAGCTCGATCCCACCGGGTCTGGATTGCAGCGGCCTGGTCTACTGGGCTGCGAAGCAGCTCGGCCTGGGCTGGCCGAGGCTGACGGCGGCCGGATACCAGTCCGGGTCGACGCCGATCTCATGGAACGCGGCCGTACCCGGCGATCTCCTGTTCTGGGGTTCACCGGCGCACCACGTCGCCATCTTCGCCGGCGGCGGCAAGATGGTTGAGGAGCCTCGGGAGGGGCTGTCCGGCCGTGAGATCTCCATCTGGGGCTCCCCCACGGTCGGCCGCTACGGCGGCGCCCCGCAGGACGATGCCCGCGGCTGCACGGCCCCCGCCGGCCGCCGCTC